TCCGGCCGCGGTTTCATTAGAACTAGAACGTCGGAGTCGAGCACGTCTTCGATCAGGTCCTCGTCGCTTCCCATATCGAGCGCGTCGCGATAGGCAACGGCGCGATCGCGTCCATTCGGTTCGTTATCAGGTGGGCCAAACGTAAGCGGCATCAACACAAGGCCGTCGAACGTGGCGTGTAGGAGCTGTTGGTTAATGATCACGTTGATGCGCTCGATTTCGCGTCTTACTATTTCGTCGATTAGATCGTCACTCACTTAGACCGTACTCCCTTTCTATAAGTTTGCGGCGTTTTGATAATCGCTTCGCTATCTCTTTGGCGTAGGCCTCCACGTGGCGATTTGAAAAGGCTGGTTGTGTGGGTTTCTCTGCAATGCTCGGCGCTCGCGGGAGTGGAAGCTCGACGTGGTCGCGCATTATCAGCTCGACCGTTCCGGCCGGCAGATGGTCGCGAAGCAAGATATAGAAAAAGACTACAAGCGGATCTGATTGTTTCATGGCTTTTGTATCCGGAGGCGCAGTTGGCTGTTTCGCTTCGAAGCGACGTAACGTCTACACAAACGACACTGCAAACAGTTGAGGCGCCGTCTTACGTGGCGGTCTTTAGGGCAACCGCACTCGCACAGCGGGGCGTTAGATACTTTACTCACGATCAAGACTCCGTTTCTAGCTTTTTATGAATTGTTGGCAGAGGGCTTCGTCGGAATCGGGCATGATTCCTTTACGTTTGGCTTCCTCTAGGATCAATGCACAGCGATCGCTGTCCACTTGGATATCGGTTTTGACTAATCCGTACATTCGCGCGGAGTCGAGCAGCAAAAGAAACTGCGCCGCGTTTGCGGCCTCTTTCCATTCCTCATCGCTCTGCGGATCCTTCATTTGCGTTCGCCTTTCACCCATTGGCCCAAAGCATCCTCGACGGCGGCGGCCATAGATAGCGGCGGAGACTGGCTAACGCACTTCGCTCTAACTCTTTTCAATATCTCCGCGTCTATTCGAACCATTAACCTTTCACGTCCGACTCGCGATTGGTGGTCGTTGTTCGTTTCGTCCTTGTCTTTCATTTCTCAACAATGCTCCGTTTCAAATTGTCGACGGCTTTGTATCCGTCCTTTTCGATTGTAAGGAATCCGAGCGTCGCGAATTGCTTGGCGAAGCCGTAGGCGCTCGGCTTCGCAAGGCTGTAGCCACGTCGTTTCAGTTCCTCAAACGCAGAATTGGGCGATCGCGTGTTGTCAAAGAATCCTTCCGCGATCAATTTCGCGAATCCTCCGATCGGAGTTTTAGCGTCGTACTCATAGCGTTTCTTTTCGACGGTCACAATTAGCTCGGGCTCAACGGCGAGCGTCGCGACGAGGGCCGGCGCTTCTTTCCGTAGTCTCTCAAGTGTTAGCCGGTAAAACTCTTCAAAGTCAGCCATGTCGTACTCCTGATCGTTGTTAGTGGTTCGCGGGGAAGTAGGGTTTAGAGTTGTGTGGTCTAACGATGGGCGTTTCTCGATCGTGGACAGTCTCACATAGACGTCGCCGCGCATTTCGTCGAAACGGTTTTCCAGGTCACTAATTCGTTTTCCTTGCGAGCGTATCGTGTCGAGAATCAGATCAAGTTTTTCATTTGAGATTTCGGCGTCGGCTTTTTGTGGCGCCGGCGGCGGTTTCGGTACGGGACCGCCAAGCGCGACGGCGCGCGCTTCGTCGTCACTTAACCATATTGGTTGCACATAGGTTTTAACTGTGTGCTTTCCCCAACACGCAATAAACTGACCTAGCTCGAGCGTTGAAACCTCTTCGGGCTTCGGTCGCTTAATCCCTGCCGGAATCATTTGGATCGTTCGTTTGAGTTCGTTTAGTTCGCGCTGCACTCCGAGGATCCAAACACTCGCGGCCTGGCGTACTACGGTGTCGACGCCGGCTATGTCCTGGCTGTCGCACAAAAGGAAGTTTCCGATCCCGGCTCCTTTGCGCGCCATTGCGATCGCTTCATCTTTCGCCGGCGCGCCGCGCGATCGAGGCGCAAACTCCCACGCTTCCGGAAACACGGTTAGCACTTCGGATTCATGGCGATTGATTTGCTCGAGCACGGCGCGAATAACCATCGCTTGCGTTTGTGGTCCAGTCTCGGAAAGATCCATCACGTTAAGGCCGGGCCTCAGTGTTAGGTCGTGTGATGCGTTGAGGCCTCGCATTTCCGGCAAAACTAGATCGAGGTATTCGCCGAGTAGCATGTAGAGCTCGATCGTTTTCACGTTCTTGGTTTTGTCGTGGAGTTTCTGAACATTCCGGCGTACCTCTTCGAGCGTGGTTGCGCCTTTGGCGGCCGTGACGATCGCGCCTCGCTCCCATTTCATGTTTCGCTGTCCTAAAGCGGCGGCCATGATCGTCTCGACCAGGCGCCACGGAATTTGTTCTTTTCCTTCGCGCGGTAGGTAAGGCGGAATCCGTTGGCCTTCGAAGTGTTCGCCTCGTTTTGTAACAAAGGCGATCGCTCGTTTCCCGGCGCGCTCAACGATCGCGCGGAGTGTGGTTGTCTTTCCGCTAAGCTGTGTTTGACCGGTCACAAAGGTATGGGCCAAAGGCACAATAACGGGGTTTCCCGTTCCGACTTCGAATCCTAAATGGACCGTGGTTTGTTCCACGTCTCTCCTTTTTGATTTGGAAAAGGTTTTTTTCCGGAGGCCTCGGCCGCAGAGTCGAGGCCTCCGGCTCGGTTAATACGTTCGCGCCTTTTGGCTTTACTCTCTTTGCACGATGTTGAAAGCGGGCGCTGTCAACGTCCGCGGTTGTGTAACTTCTTGGAATTCGGGCTGTCCTCGTAGCGGCAGACAAAAGCAGATTTCTGTCGGTTCGCGCAGAGTCGAATAACGACGTTTCCATTCGAGCGCGTGGCCGCAAAAATGACAGCGGAGGATCGTTTGACGCATTTAGCGTTGTACCTGGTCGATCACTGTGGAGATCGTTTCGCTATCGAACGGAATAAGGCTGAAACCGTCTCCGAACTTCACGCGGAGCTGATAGTCCGGCGTCAATTCAGTTACGAGACAATGATCGTCTTTAATCGTGACCGTGGCGCCACGCTGTTCGATTTTTTTATTTAGCCACGCGCGAAAGTTCTTTACTCCGTCGCTCTGTGCGTTCGTTGTGCTTGTCCCTTTGGTTGGTGGTTCTTCGCCACGATTCGCGAGATTGAGATTGAGTGTTTCGTCTTTGGTTGTGCTCATGGATTAGTGTCGTTTCTCCTTTTTGACTTTTTTCTATCTCGGGCCGTAGACTTCGACGCGCGTTATGCGAGCATACGGGTGGCTGGCTCGCGTGAAATTCGTTTCCGGGCTCCGGAGATTTCACGCGGGCCTTTTCTTTCTAACTCTTTGTCGAACGGGAGTTCCGGTTGTCGTTGATCGTGGTACGGCAAACGGAGCAGACTGGCGGCCTCGCGGTGGGCGGCCTCAGTACGCCGATCATAGAGTGTAGTCGTATTTAGGCTCGAATGTCCGAGTAAATCGCGCACGATCTTTATATCGACGTCGCTGTCTAACAACACAGTTCCAAAGGTGCGGCGCAAATTGTGGGGCGTCAGATCGGTTATTCCCACGGCACGCGCGCGCTTCCTCAAGGCTAGATAGACTGAATTATCACTGAGTCTCCGGATGATTATTCGGCCGTGACGTGTTACAGGGCAGAGTAGCGGACCAGGTGCGAACGTCCGCACTCGTAACCAGGCGTTGAGGGCTTCTATGGCGCCCTCATCGACAAGGTAGGCGCGGCGTTCTTTGTTTCCTTTTCCGCGCACTCGCATCGTTCCGGTCGCTGGCGAGTAATCACTGAGGTCCAGACCAGCGCATTCCGCTCGACGTAGTCCGAGGTTGTAGGCAAGTGCGAACATCGCGGCATCACGCGCGCCGCCGGGTGAACGATCTTTAGCGCAGCCCTCCAGGATGGCCGCGAGCTCGTGCGGATAATGGGCGCGGCCGGCGGGCAATCGTGACCCACGCACTGAGCGAATATCTTTAACTCGTTCGAACTGTTCGGCGCTTATTTGTTCTAGCAACCAGGCCGCACGCGCGACTCCCTTCAAAGCCGAGAGTGTGACGTTGATCGTCTTAGGTGCGGCGCCGGCGTCCTGCAGTGAAGCGCGCGCGGCAAGGGCAAAGAAAATTAGGTCGTTCGCTTCGATCTTTTTCTCGAGAAGTCGTTGGACCGTTCCGAGTTTTGATCGCATCGTGCGCCGACTCGATCTACTCGGCAGGCTGGCTAGATACATTTCGACCGGATCACGGACTGCGAGCGGCGTCGTGGGCGTTTCAAGTTTGAGGACAGCGGCGGCGGGCATTGTTCCGGATGGAATTTCAAATTAGAGAGCTGGTCCTTTTTGGAAAAGTTCTTTCATTTTTTCGTCGAGTTCGCGACGCCGTTGTTCGCGCTGTTCTTGTTGATTTAGATCGTCGAGGCCGCCGGCTATCACAAACAGAGCGCGAGTTTGTTTCTCGTTTATTGCTTCGCTTACAGCGAGGCGCCGGTTTACTTCTCTCAGCTCGAGGGCGGACGCGACTGCGGTGCCGGTAGCAAGGGCGGCCGTGAGAATTAGCGCGACCGGAAATATTTTTTTTCTCATTTCGTGATCCTTTTGTGGTTGTAGAAGTAAGGGCGATCAAAGATTTCTTTCAAATACGGCCGATCGGCTTCGTCGACGAGGTTCAGATCGAGCGGGATCTGGCTCTCGCGTAGCACAGTGGCGGCGATCGTCGGTTCATCGAACATCTCAACGATCCGTGCGGCGGACCAAAGCACTCCCTTGTTAAATTCACTCGGTTGGCTCACTTCTTGAATTCTCCTTCCACAAGATCGGCTCCGGTTCCTGGGAGTGTTGGTTGTTTGCTTCCGGCGGCTCTCATTCGTGCGAGGTATTCGGCGCCTTCGGGCGTCAAGGCTTTTGTATCCGGATCGACAAATTGAATTTTCTTTCCGGCTAGGCGAACGTCGAACGTCTGTTCGAAGAACGCGCAGATCTGCGGGGAGATTCCGGCTTCAGCGGCGGCGTGAATTTGTCCGAGGCAATACGAAAACGAGTTCACCTTTGATTTGCAGATCAGGATCGAGGCCATGATCCCGTAGCGAATTACATGCGGCGGCATGTTCATCACTCCGGGGAATTCGTCGTGTCCGGTTTCGAAGGCCTGTCGGTCGCGAGGGCGAATCGGGTTTCCAGTTTTGGCTGAGTAAAACTCAAGCGCGCGGCGCGCCTTTAATTCTTCAATGGGAATGTTTTGGGCACCTGGGCTCCCACTATTCTGATCCAATAACGGGAGATCTAGATTTAAAACCTCGTCATCATTTGATCGATCATTAATATTAAATGTGGGCACCTGGGCACCCGACGAGGCGCTCGCTTCAAACTGCGCCATGAAGAAATCGATCGATGTTTCGACTAGGTCTTGAAAGTCCATTTTGTAAACCAAACACCAGTTTTCCCAAAGGGTTAGCTTTTGCTCTGGCAGTCTGACTTTTTTCGGCCGACGCTCGATTCGCGATCGGAATCGCGATTCGTCCATCGCTGGAGTTTGGGCACCTGGGGTCCCAATTATGGGCGCCTGGGCTCCTAAGTTATGCGCTTGATTTGGCTGTACTTCCGCAAGGTGTCTCGCTCGTTTCGGTTTGGTCAACGTTTCGGCTCCCGTCGTTTGGAGTGAAAAGGGGGCATGGTTTCCTTGTCGCTCTAATCGGCTGGCGTTGAGTTATCGTTTTTCCTTAGTTTTCCCTCTCGTTGTTGTTGATGGATTTGGGCTTAACTCTTCCCGCGCTAGGTCTAAATACTTTTTGAATGGGCCAACACGCGGGAAGAGTTGCAGGATTTCGGTTTGTTGTTCGCTGAGTTTGGTCGCGCGGTAGTTCCCCTCAAGAAACTGCATTTCGAGAATCAAGCCGAAGAGCTGCGGCGCCGTTGCGCGTTCTGCGAATTTCTCCGTGGCCTTTAACGCGAATTGGAATGACGGCTCTTTGTCGGAGCGGGGAACTAAGTTTAGTTGTGTTGCGATTACCTCGGCCGGTTCGCCTCCGGAGAATTCAAGCGAGGTTCGGAACATTAAGCGCGCGAATTGGTTTAGAGCGCGCTTTCGCGTTGGTGGTCCAGTTTCGATCTCGGCCTGGCGCGCGATCTCCGCGGCGGCGAGTTGTGTTGCGCGTTCGAATACGGCGCGCTCGAGTTCTTGTTTCGCAGCGGCCGCGGCGTTCGGTTTAGTCGGTGTTCGGGGTTTCTCGGCCTGAATGATTATTTTGTGTTTTTCTTTCAGGACCTTAGCCGCGACGGTTTTCTCTACCAGGAGTCGGCCGCGGTGTGTTCGTGGATTGATCGCGAGGACCGGTTCGATCTCTCCCTCGAGTAGTTGTTTGTAACTCCGTTTGTTTTTCTTCGTGTCGAGCTGGCATTGTTCGGAGAGGTCGATGTATGGCGCGTCGCGCGTGAGTTCGTCGTTGTCTCCGGAGAAGCGCGAAAAGAGTCTCTTGCATTGCGACGTCGGCAGGACCTTGAGCCCGTTTTCCTTTGCCTTATTTCGCGTTCGTGCATTGTGCGCCGCGATCTTCGCGTTAAAGCACGGCGGATCCGTACAGATATCGGCGCGGCCGTCTGGAAATTCGACGCGATTGTTTCCAGTTAGTTTGGGGCAAGTGGTACACGGTCCGGCAGCCGGCAATAGAGTTGCATCATCGCGATCGAACGGAGCGCCCTTTAACTGCGTCGAGAATTCGCGTTCGATTACATATTTTGCGTCGCGAAAACTTAGCAGTGTGGATCCGTATCCTGGATTGATGATTCGCTCCGCGGCGCGCTGGCGTTTCTTGTCGTTCGGTACGCGCGCGATCAAGATCGCAGTTGAGATCGGCAGACTTCCAGCGAGTAAGGCCTCGCGCGCAATCGGCGGCAGCTTCGCGAGTTTGATTTGGTCACATACATACGTTTGAGATTTTCCGACCACTTTTGCGAGCGATTCGGTTGTGTGGCCGTGCGCCTCTTGTAAATGAATGTATCCGTTCCCGCGCTCGATCGGGTTTAGGTCCTCGCGTTGGTCGTTCTCAATCGTTTGCAACTCGTCGACTTTTTGGTCAGTGAGTTCGCGAACGCGGCAAGGTAACTCTTCGAGGCCTGCCATATCGCCGGCGCGGAGTCGGCGCTCGCCGAAAACTACTTCGAATCGATCTCCCTTCGGCCGCACTAAAAGCGGCTCGAGGATTCCGTGTTCTCTGATTGAGTCGGCGAGTTCTTGTAGTTTTACCTGGTCAAAAACAGTTCGCGAGTTTCGCGCTGGTCCGTCTATTTGTTTCCGCGCTATCAGGCGCGCGGTTTCATCGGCTCGGCTTGTCGGTTTCCAGGTTACAACTCCCTCCGCACTGACGATCGGCGTCTCACCGGCGAGCAGTCGGCGAGCTGCGTCGATCGCGAGCTCCGGCGAATCCGTGAGCGGCGACGAAAGTTGTATGAGTTTGTTTTTCGCTCTGAATGTCCGCGGCGATCCTTCGAGTCCTCCGGCGGTGTACATTCTCCAGCCGGCGGTCCGGAGATCGTCGGGCATTCGGAGCAGTTCTGAGAGTTTAGGTTCGGTTTGTGGATCGGTTTGTGGTTCGGTTTCTACAACCGGGGCGGAAGCGTTCAAATTTGGTTTAAGGCTCCAAAGAAGAGAAAGGGTATTGCGGTCTCGGCGTTACCGGCGAAGAGTTCTCTTTATTGGAGGCATTCCTTTCGTGGAGCTGTGTTTGGTGGTCGAGCTTGCCAATCATCAGCCGCGTCGGGGCTACCGAGCGCGGGAGCAATCAGCGACGCGCACGAATCAGGCGGCGCGAAGTCGTTTGCTTTCGGCGTTGGACCATTTGCGTTAGCTAACGAGTTCGGTTTCCGATTCGGCAGTGTCCGGAGTCGCGACGGACTTTCGGAGCACTCGCGCGAGAATTTCCGCGTCGGCGCGTATTCGTCGAATCACCCGGAGGCCGTGACTACACGCGACGTCCCTGGTTCCCTCAGTACACGAGCAAGCGAGCATCAAACTTTCCGTGTCCTTTGGGTCGGCGTCGACGTAAACCGCGAATAGATCGTCTTGTTTGTTTCTGACGATCCATTCGTGGACGTCGGCCATTTCGATGTCGTTTTCGATAGTGAGCGGATCGGTGTTTAGTCTTTGGTCTAAAAGGTGGTTGCTAGTGAAAAGGATTTCTGCGAGCATTGTTTCGATCTGCCTTTCGGGTAGGGAATTGGTCGGATTGAGTGAGTCCACGTTTTAGCTGATCGGGGCGCTCACTCAATCCGACTTCGTTTTTTCCTGGTTCCTTTCTTCTCTGCGTCGTTTTTCTCGCGAGCGTGGTTTGTCTAACGCTCGCAGTTCGCCGGCTTCGCTTACCTCATAGGCGCGACGTTTTGGATCGAGAAACTTTGTCCCCTTCGACCGGTGGGGCTGATATTTGAGTTCCTTGCGGCTCTTTACTTTTTCGAAACTTTGTTCGCCGGATTTCGGCTTAGATTTTTTTGCGGCGGCGTCTTTTTCTTCGGCTTTTGTACTGGCCTCGCGTTTTCTTGCTAAGGCAGTTTTTGTGCGCTCGATCGACTCCGAAATTTTTCGGCGGAGGGAGCGGCGCTTTTTGCTCCTGGTTGGCGCGCTCATGATTCCGTCCCTTTGATTTTCCCCTCAGAGAGTCGGCCGGCCCCCCACGCGCCAAAGCGCATTATTTCCGGCCGACTCTCTTCGCCGACCGACGCGCTTCCCGTTGGGCGAGGGAACGCATCGGACTTCCGCGATCTTGTTTTCATGCTCGTGTCCGTTTCTTCGGCTGTAACAGTTTCAGCGCGCGCCGTTGTGGGTCTTTTTTTGTGGCTTCGTCGACGCGCTCGGCGATCCAACGATCGACCGTGGATCGTTTCCACCGGATCAGCGGCCTGGCGCTTGGGTGATCACGTAACTCGACTCGCGGCTGTAAAGTTCGTGTGCCGGCTTTCCCCTCGAGGATTGTCCTTTCAGCGAGACCGGTTCGGCGCGAGATGTATTTGGCATCAACCAAGTCGTCGGGTCCGATGACTACATGGTCGGCGAGTAGTGCGCGGATCTCACGCAGTTCGTCGCGAATCTCGTTGAATAAGGATTCCCCCACTTCGTCGCTTTTTCCCTCACCGAGTCGATCAGTTACCCACCTAACCGATCGACTCGGCGGCCGCGCGGCTCTGGGTCGGCCGCGTTTCGTTGAAAAAGACTTTGAGGGGACTCCGATCAATTCGGCTAGAATCCCCTCCGGCAAACGTCGGCAACTATGCGGCGGTAGGTTCGGCTTCTAACTCGTGCAGGTTGCTTTCCTCGCCCTCGACGTGCTTCTCAAGCACGATCCGAATGTAATTCGCTAGCGGGCGTTTCTCCCTGGCCGCAAGGCGTTCGAGCGATTGGCGCAGCCCTACAGTGCATCGAGTACTGATCGAGGCAGTGAAATTTTCTTCTTCCATAATGGGCTGAAGTGTACCTCAAAAATATACCTTGTCAAGCAAAGATATACATTGACGCACAAATGAATTAGGTCGATTCTTACCCCGATATTATGGCGCGGGATTCTTATGCGAGTCTTCGGCTTCCTCCAGACCTGAAAGATCAGGTCAAGGACATAGCTGACTCGCAGCACCGGTCGCTTAGCAACACAATCGAGCTCTTGATTAGGCGTGGGATCGAGGGCTTTCGGCAGGATGGGCTTTTGGTTGAGCTCCCGAGACGAACTCAAGTACAGGGCTCACCTTCTCACGGTAAGGTCTTAACGGACCGTGAGAGTCTCGCCGAGGAAATCGCTGCGCTAGTGGTGGCTTCCTTGGAGAAAAGGGAGCACAGCGGCAGCCGGCCGCGGAAAAAAAGCGGCCGGCGCGCGTTGGCTTGACTTAGTTGTTTACAGAAATAAATCGAGGTTGGTGATGTTGTTTGTCCTGGGTTCCGGGCTTCTTCAACACTTCGATCAGGTCCTCACGCTTCTCGGGTAATCCCGTTAACAAAGGTGAACTCGTGTACATTCGAACTTTAGTTCTCATCTTCCTAGCATTATTCGTTCCGACAATCGTTGGTCAGACAACTTCGACGCAGGATCAAAAGACGGCGGACCGTATTGAGAGGGAAGCCCGCAAACAGCGAGAAAAGGAACAAAAGGAACGATGGAAAAGACGCGCGGAAATCGAGATCGGCTCTTCGTCGGATCGTGTTCGTAGTCTTGTAATTCAAACTCTCACGTCAAATTGGAACTTCACTTTAGTTCAGGAATCCAATCACCTCCTCCTATTCCAAAGAGAGATGAAAGGCGTTCGAGGAACTCTTACGCAGGCGGTGATGGGGAACTCTTCCAGCAGTTCGCCAATGCATACGGTCGCTTTCACAGTTTCAGAGTTTGAAAAGAAAACGCGAATACAGGTGGATCTGTCGCTACAGGTGCGGATGGCTTTGGGTAATGTGAATCGCGTTGATTTGAACAAGGACAAAAACTGGCGCAGTTGGCTCGACGATTTATTGGTCCAGGTGAAGGCGGCGGCTGAACAATGAGCACAGGTACGTTTTGAAGATTAGGGAAATCTCAAAGGGTAACTGGAATGTCGACGTAACGATAAAGGGTCGTCGGATACGGGAACATGGCTTCACTTCGAAAAAGCGCGCTGACGAGTTTGTCGCCGAATTGAAGGTCCAAGCGAAGCGCGGCAAATTTGGGCTCGAGCTGGAGCGTCCGCGTGTCACGGTCGGGGAACTCGTTCGGCAGCACGGTAGCGAGATCGATCAGTCACGACCGCGAGGGCGGCAGTTGAAAAAGATCGTGGAATCGTTTCTCGCTTCGTTACCTCCCGGCCTGTATCTCGATGAACTTCGATCGGCACATCTTCGAGAATGGGTGAAGAGATTAAAGGTTAAAGGATTGGGGCGACGCTCATGCGGGCCGCCGGGCTGCAATCGTTATCTAGCGGAAGTGTCTGTGATGCTGCGGGCGGCGCCCTCGATGTTCTCGGAATTGGACGAGGACTGGCGGCCGCCGCGAATCCCGTGGCAAAAGGAAAGTCGGCGCGGCCGCGAGCGCGTGATCTCGGCCGAGGAGACCCGCGCGCTCCTGCAAGAACTGAGGTTCTCGAGCGGTCGTGCCGACGGGGGCAAGCTGGCGGCGAAGGATGTTGTGTCACGTCGCGATGTCGCGGACTGTTTTGAGATCGCGTTGTTAACCGGTATGCGTGGTGGCGAGGTGCGCTCTCTTGAATGGAGCGAAATAGAGTTGGACCAGGCAGAGATTCATTTACCGGCTCACAAAACGAAGACGCGCGAACCGCGGGTGGTTCTGCTCAACGATCGCGCGGTCAAGATCTTTGGCCGGCGGCAGAAACTGCGAGGCCAGAAGGGCAGTCTCAGCGGCGCGCCGAAACACTTCAACAGTCGCTATGTTTTTCCAAACGAGCGAGGTGATGGTCCGCGCAAAGAAATCTCGCGCGTGATCCGGCCGGTCGCACTTCAGCTCGGGCTACGCTACGGGACGAATCTTCCTGATGGTTTCACGCCGCACTCGACCAGGCACACGGCGACCACAGAGATGTTGCGGCGCGGACACGACCTGAAAACGGTGCAGGATGTAGTGGGACATTCGGACAAAGTTATGAGCCTCCGCTATGCCCACTCGACGAGGGAAAGTCGTCGTGCAGCGGTGGCAGATTTAGTCCTACCTCGTCAAAAAGTCGACAAGGGCAAGCGCGCGTGAGTTCTGGCGCTTCTCATAAATCTTTGCGAATAGAGGCGATTGATTGGCTTCGTGGCGTGGTCATGGTAGTGATGATGCTGGATTGATTTGACCGTACAAATGGGCGCAAAGGACGTTTTTGCGAGCTTTCCATTCCCCTAGAACACGCGCGAACACGCTTGAGATCTCAATCATCCCGTCAAAAACTCGTCACCAATTTTGGCCGATTTCGTTAGATCGATTCTCCGCAATGTGGGCAGCGAGGGCGGCCGGTGATATGGATCTGAACGTTCGTGTTTTCGTTTCTTTTCATTTGGCCGATTTCGACCAAGCGATCGATCCATTCTTCGGAGGTTGTGAACTGGAGGCGCTTTCCGCCGTCGTGCATGTTTAGCAGAGCGGCGTAGTGGCTCTGGAGTTTTACTGATTCCTCAAGCGCGATTTCTAAAACCTCGAGTTGGTTACTCATGTGCGGATTATAGCCGCGCGGATTCTCTCGGCGCTCTTGGGTTGTTATCCCGGCGCTATCCGGTTCCACCTTACTATTGAGCGTCGGTTCCGGGGCGGCTTGTAGGTAATGGTTCGAATGACGATCCGTTACTCGTCGCTGATGATGCGAGCATCGAGAATGCCGTCGTCGTCGGCATTCAAGACCGGGAATCCCCACAACGTTCCGAGCAGAGGTCGAACTGTGTTTCCGAGTTCGCGTTGTTCTTCCGCGCAATCATCGCAGAGGTAGAGGGTTGTTTCATTTAGGACAAACGTCGGCTGTCGATCGGTGTGCCTGAAGCATTGTTCCTGCATGGGCGTTCCGGAGTGCGCTTGCACCAGGCGCGCGAACGCGCGTTTTTGTTCGTCCGTCATTCCGGGAGGATTTGTTTCGCTCATAACGTGGGACCAGGCTACAAATTGCGCGAGCTGGCCGGGGCTGTAGGCGTCCGGATTATTGAAGAGCAAGCGCGCTCGCTCGGCGAGTTCGTGCAGCTCGAGCAAGGCCGGATGCGTCCAGGGAACACCACGGCGCCGGCGCAATGGTTTTAACGCTCGCTCGAGCAAGCGTTTCAATGTCACTAGAATACGCATTCTCATAACTTATTCATTTTGACCGATACCTCTTGGCTTCGCGAAAATCAGCGATCAAGATTCCGGCCCAAACGATCGCGGCGCCGGCGAGCAAGGATAGGCAGTGGTTCAGCATTGTCGTCGCTTACGAAAAATCGTCGAAACGGCCTCGCCGATAATGGCGGAGGCGCCGGCGCGAGTCCTAGAAACTGGAATGGTCCTCCGTCGAAGCTCGCGTAAATCTTTCGGAGCTCGATCATATCGTCGGCGAATTCTTGCGGGACCAGGAAACCGCCGGGCTCGCGGTATTTTTCGGCCCACTCTTTGACGGTCAAGGCTCGCGGTTGCGATCCGGCGCTACCGCGCGCGGTTCTGAGTAGTCCGGAAGCGCCGAGGGCGCCCGCGACCGCGCTGGCGATAAATGATCGGCGATTCATTGTATGACCGGGTTTCGAAAGTCTGTCCGAAAGACTACAGGATCCAGCGTCGGCGGCGCTTGGCCTTCCGGTAACTCGTCGAAGGTTTCCGACTGGATTAGCAACTCAATAAGTTCAAGGTTTGGATCCCCTCGAAGGTTTATGACGGTGGCGTCGGCCGGCAGGGCATTAGCGGTCACGACAAAAGACCGCAGAGGTCCATCCTGACAGGCTTTGCAGAATTCGACGAACAGTTCGGGCGTGATTCTCAGAACTGCGACGCGCATATCGGGCGGCTCCTTTTTTCATGTGAATGGATCGGGCTCGTCGGACAGAACAAGAAATCGGGCGGGACGGTCCGCGATCCGCGGCGGCTTGGAATCGTGGAATCGAAGGTAAACCCAACCGGCGGGCATCGTCGGCACAATCGGCAGATAGGAGAGTTCGAGCGGATCCCACTTTTCGATCCGGTGTTTTTCGGCCCACTCTTTTACGGTTAAGGTTTCCGGCTCGGACGCAGTCGCTACCTGTGGCAGTAATGCGACGGCGCCGAGGCCGGCGAGTGCGGTGGTGATAAATGATCGGCGGTTCATTGGAACAAAGTGTCCTCGTCGAGCGGATCAGTCAAGAGCGTTTTTCTATGGTTCCATTTCAAAAGATGGCTATGTATCGACGGCATACTAACGCGGAAATTTGGGTAGAGGGTTTTGGTTGTAATGCAGTGGCTAACCAGGCGGACCGGAAAGAATCGTTTTAACCAGGCCGGAAACCATCGGGCTTTGAATGCCTGGATCCAGTTCTCCGGATATTCGATGATCAACGGTTCGCCTCGTTCGCTGTAGATCGCTCCGGTTACTTTGAATTCGATCGCGTCGTAAATGAATCCTTCGTAATCGCTGCATTCGACGCAAGCGTCGACGAGCGTCTCTTCGACACGATGCAGCACTGTTAGTCTTAGCTTTTCGAGCGTTATTGTTCGCTGATCTTGGTTCATTCCCGGATCATAAACTGGATTGGGGCGGATTTTTTCGAGAGTGCGGACGTTCGCACCTTCACAGGAGAAAGAACGCCCCCGCAGAGGTCTATTAAATCTACATCATAAGAATCTGAGACTTTGTACCCGGTCCAGTAGAAGTTCGGACTCCGACGGTAATGTAAGCAGTGGTGACGCGACCTTTCCTAACACTGTCGGATCCTTTAATCCCCACGGTCGCGTACTCGGTGGTGACGCGGGCTTTCCTAACGCTGTCGGATCCTTTAATACCGACCGTGGCGTATTCGGTGGTTACTCTTTCGGCCATACGGTTTCTTTCCTTCGGTTAAGTCACAACTTCATGGCCCAACTTGAGCGCGTTTACCTTTGTCTCAGTCCACGCGTTCGAGTCAGTCGGATCAGTGAGGTACGTTTCTTTGTACAGCGTGTAACTGCTTCCTAATGCTTGCGTGGTCCCATTCTGTATAGAACCTCCAGAATCGATCTTCATGCGCCACTCGCGCACGCCTGCATCGGTCTTCCTTGCGATGCCGCGGATCTGCACGACCGAAGGAGTAAGGCCCGCGGGCAGGTTGTCGAGGTCGTACCAGTCGATGTGGCCCGCTGTGTTGTCTTCAACGTATGTGGTGTCGTCATCCTGACCGGTCGAGTATTGGTCGTCGACTGCCGCCGCGTTCGTGGCTCCGGTGTTGCGCGTGAATTGGACGCTGTTGTCGCCGGACGGAAACAGCGTAATAACTCGATACTCACCTAAGAAACTATTCCAGGGTGAAGCACCGTCGCCGTCGAGCAGATAGATATCAGTTACCCGATTTCCTGCAGCGTAGAAGTTTCCCTTAGTGGCGAAAGCATTGCCAGTGTTCTGAGTATCAATCCCCGTCAATGACAACACAGGAGTCGAAGATCCGTTTGCGCGCACTTCAATTGAGCCGACGGAGTTGTCGATCACCACTTTCCATTCGATGTATGTCGAGCTGGTTGTAGACATGACCCCAGTGAGCGCGTTGAGGCTGGGAATCACGCTGCTGGTTCCGAGTAGCGTACCGCTGCTGTTACCCCTGTAAACCTTAACAACCTTGTTGGTGAAGTCGCAGTAAAGCGTTACCTGGTGCGTGGTTCCGTCCCTCAGTGAGAATAGGAGAGAAGTAGTGTTCGTGTCGTGAGCAATGCGCGCCCCCTGGATGACCGTTTGCTTGTTGGCTAGACTCCAATAGCAGCCCTCGTTAGCGTCGTTAATGTCGGCCAGCCACGTGGCGCCCGTGTACGGCTGTGGCTGGTTTGACACTGTGAACACGGGATTAGTGGAATTGTCAAAGGTGGTAGCGTCCGTCGTGTTGACGGAGACCTTAAAGTTTTCATGGCCTATAAACGACATTGATTTTTTCCTTTTATGAAGTACGCAGCACTTTCAGCATCATGGTGACACGTTGAATTGTTGAGACGGAATCAACGTTTATTCGGAGGATGTCTCCCGCAGCAATGCTCGTGGTCCATCCCGTTAGAGTTCCGTCCTGCGACTTCGTGGCACTCGAAATCGTGGGCTTAGCCGAGGCTGTGATTGAATCGGCTCCCGTGGGCGGAAAGTTGGCATAAGTATCTTTCCAAATATCGATCACAATGGAACCACTTTGATCGGCCAGCAACGTAACCTTTTGAATGGTCGCCGCGTAATCGAATGGTCCAATGTCTCCACGGATGCCCGTTGAAATGACTGATCCGCCGCCATCTATGAGAAAAGGTATGTCTATCGCTTGCGTGGGAAACTCAAAACTGCCACTTGCCTTTAGAAACTTTCCTGCGGCCGCATCTCCTACTCCTGGGGCTGGTACTAACCCTTTTGTACCTCCAGCACCTGAATCACCCACCATTGCATTTAGTTCTGCTGTGAGTTGTGTGGCGGTTAGATCAATTGGCGTCGCAGAACTTCCGGTGTTGTTTCCTTTGAAAGTGTGCGCCGCCATGTTGGCGAGCTTCGCGTTACTAATCCCGGCGTCTTTCACGCGCAGATTTCCACCGGAGATCTCGATCGTCGAGTTGTCAACGCCGACGCTTCCCGTTCCGCTTGTTTGTGTCCAGGTGATCGGGCTGTGGTTCGTTAGGATCCAGCGGCTCGCGTCGGTTAGTTGGAGGGCTTCTTTGTAGAGGTCGTCGGCTGCAAAGGCGATTATGGTTCCCCCTTCACCTCGAGGGAATCCGGTAGCAGCGAGTCGGGCCGCGGAATCAGCATAGACGGCAGCAAAGGGACGGTGTGCAGCGGTAAAGGTGGCGTGATTACTGAGGCTCATGGTTTTTTAGCTTTCATTGACCACCACGCACATAGAAACCGGATCGATCGCGACCAGCATGGAAACGGGATCGATGGCAATGCGTTCAAAACTTCCGGCCGCGGCGACGTCCTCGATTTCCGATTCGACCAGGGCGAGTGCCCTTTGTACCTGGGGAACGATCTGGGTGTAGTCGCCGGGGATGAGTTCCGGCCAGTTATGCGACATGGTAGAGGCGTGTCCTTTGGTTAGGGGATGGTCGGCGTTTCAATATCTAGCGGGACGCCGGGAATTCCTGGGAATGGGCCGTCTTTGTAGATCCGGAGAAAGAGTTTTGTTTGTAGCGTGTTGGCAAAGTCGGCGCGCTGTTCTCGCGCTGAGTAAATCGTCGACGTTTCGAGGGCTCCGCCGAACATTACATTTCGAACAAAAAAGTGGCTGGTTCCGAAGAGCATCGCGCTAAGGCGTAGCGGAAAGTTGAGCGAGGCCGGCGTGATTTTTACCAGGTGCTTGTTTCCTCCTGCAGGAACAAAGTTTTTATAGATGGCGAGTTCTCCGCCGTTGAGTGAAAAGGTGTAACGCGGTCCTGGTCGTCTGTGGGTTGTCGAATCGGTTACTTCGCCACTAACGATCGAAAAGGGATGGCCGCCGGCGTCGACTCCGTCGCGAGTCAAAAGAACGGTTTCGTAACTTCGGAAAGTTTCGCGAATCGTTCCCTCCGGATAGGTGTCCCAATAATCCGTCGGGAGTGTCCATTCGACGGATAGCGGGCATTCTGAAAAGGGAATCGAAGAGTATGGCCCTTCGGCTGTTGGTCGTTCGTGTAGTGCGACGAAAAATCCTCCGGCGTTTAGATCGCTAATAAAACTAGGGTCGAGGATATTGTCGAAGGCCATTTCGAAATCGAAGCGTTGCCACGGTTCGGTGATGGCGGTGATCGAGGTCCCGGCAAATCCCGTTAGGTCCCCGAGATTCGCAAAGTTGTTTTTGAATGCGTGATTCGTGCTCGTTACGGTGGCCTCGATCGGGTCGTAGTCTCCGGTAGTTCCCGCGAGCAGGGCGGCTTGTGTCGTTCCTGGTGTAGCGATCAAGGTGCGCTTTTTGTTGGCGGGGTTTGTCCGATCGGTGCTGGTCCATATCTCGACGGAGGCTGTATTCGGTGGCGCATCTTCCATTGAAAACGCGATTCGCCAGTCGCTCAGGGCATCTTTCGTTATTAGCACGTCGGTTACTTGTGCCGGCGCGAGTGAAAGACCGTGATTTGTAAAGTTGGTAACCGGTGCATCTATCAGGGCCTGGGCGACGGTGACGGCTTTGAATTTTCGCGAGAGTCCGAGGCGATCGAATTTATCGTCGTGTGATTGAACGGCGTCGCTGTATAAAACGGCCGCGGTCCCGGCGGCGTGCACGCCGATCGTGGCGCCGCGTTGTGTTCCGCGATGGCCGCGAATCAAATTCGTAAGTGTGACTCGTCGAACAAAAGGGAACGTCCCGGCCGAATAGCTTGCGTCTGCAAACTTGATAACCTCGGCCGTGTCTCCGGATCCGATCGCGACCATGTTCACGTCGTTCGCTTGCACGTCGGCGAGCGGCCGCGATTCGAAAAGGTCCTCGTCGAAGTAGAGATCCAGGACTAGGCTGTTTGTGGCATCGACGACGCTTGGATCTGTGACGGCCGGCAGGGAAGAAACTAGCTCGCCGATCGTGGCGGCGTGTGGGAATATCAGGCGCCGATCAAACTGTCCGGAATCTTCGACGGTTTCTTCGTAAAGAAACCCTCCTTGAAAATCTCCAATTCCGCGCGGGCAGATGGCGGCGTAGTAGACCAGGCGGCCGCGATCGGCGTCGGTTAGGGTTGGCAGATCCGCAATGTAAAGAAAACTGTTCGCAGGATGCGCGACTGTTCCCGTCTCGCTACCGGTGCCGAGTTGTCCGATTCCGATTTGGTTGTAATGGCCGGCTTTCTCCGGAAGTGCCTTGCAGCGGGAAACTCCCGGCAAAGCGGTTTGCATACTGATGATTCGCGCGTCGATCGTTTTTTGCTCGAGCTCGAGCGTGACGACGTCGGTCGGGCTTAGGTCGCTGTGTTTTGGATCGAGTGCGAATTCGAGTCCGTCTTTCTCGAGCTGCCGGCCGAAGAGGTAACGTTTACCGGCGGCGATAACTTCGTCGGGATTCGAAACCACGATCGGCAAGTTAATGCTTTCGGTTTCGATCGCTGGTCCAAAGCCGAGCGGAATAAATTGTGATCCGGTGTGAAAGTCTTTTTGTTCGGAGTTCGGATCTACAAAAGCAATATAAATTCCGTTCGGCAGATCGCCGGCCTCGACGTGTTCGATTCTCACGCCGGCGGGACGTTGGGATCCTCCCTCATGCGCGAGCAGCTCGTTAAATGGAATCGTTCGCTTCGACGCTCCGCCTCGAGGTACGGCTTTGATCTTTCCGTCCTCCGGAACAACGTCGAAGCCATAGAAAAACTCCATTGCCTTTAATGTTTCGGTTAGCGACGCGAGTCGATCGATATAAAGCCCTTCGACGATCGTTCCGCGCACGTATTCAAAGTCGAGCATCGAATCAGTCGCGCCGCGGAGTTTGAATTCAGCGGCGAGAATATCGGCGAGATCTTCGAGCAGAGGTTCAACGTAAAAAGTTAGGTTTTCGAGTTGGCCGGTCTTTAGTAGGTAGGTGTTAAAGACAACGTTGGCGAGGCCGCGGTGTGCGGGTGTGCGATCGGCGCCCTCTTCCGCGACGATCGTCGGCGAAACCGGTTGATCCGAAGTTCCGAGATAGAGCTCGAGCCCGGCTTGGCCGCCGGCCGCGACGGTTCCCGTTGCCTGGTTGTTGGCGGCCATTCGTAGCGGCCGGTTGTAGAAGCTCGAGGGGTCGTTAGGGTCGCTCGGGTACGGGTTGAACTCGTCGACGACGCCGGTGATGGGCCGCGGGTCAAATGGATCGGGCGGCTCACTGAAAAACGGAAAGACAAAGATTCGATCGATGTGGATTGATTCGGTTGCGTGGTTGTTCGTGATCTTGATCGTGTTCGAACCGCTTACGTTGAGAGTTATTGCAACGTCGACGGAATCGAGGTCGTTGTCTGTGTCCGGAAGTGTGGGAGTGTGATCGGTGGTTCCGTTTATTCGGACGGTGACGGGGATCGCGGCGTTGGCCTGGTAGTAGATTCCGCATTCGTTCACGCTCGCGACGTTTGAACGCACGCCGTTGAACTGAACACTTCCGCCGGGCGGCAGAGTTACTTTTCTTCCTGAGAGTAGCGTCGCGTCGGTGACGATCGTCGCGCCGCCGGCGCGGGTGTTCGACGCGGATTCGGCTTCGTAGTATGCGCTGCCGCCGGTCGTGATCTGATTGAAGATATCCTGTTCGCCTTCTTTGATTTTTACAAAGGCGCGGACCGGTCCTTCGCAAATCAGGGCGGCAAAACTTTTGTCGTATGAAAAGGTATCTGTCGGCGGTGTGGCGCCGCGGCCTTTCTTCCCTCCGGATGATCCGTTCGTGTGGTTTACTCGTTCTCTTGTTTCGGTTCCCCAAAACAGATTGCCGGCGAGGCGTACCGGTCCGCGACCGTAGACGCGCGGAATGAACGCTCCCTCTTCGACGATGGTGAAACGGAGATCGTCTTGTTTCCCGCGATCGATCTTCTCCTGTTTTGGTTTGGGAGTGAGAAACGATCCGGCGACGGCGAGTCCGATTTGAATGGCAGCTAAGATCGCAAGTTGGGCCATACGTGTATGCCGGCGATAGTGGCGTGAGCGAGAACGCCGGCGAGAGGTTCCAGGATTACGCGCGCATTGGCGCGGAGGGCGTGAACGACGTCGAAGTTTTCTCCGTCGCGGTTGAGAATTGCTATTCCTAAATGGCGGGCTTCGCTGTCGCGGTTGAAACGAAAGTGAACGATCGCGCCTGGCTCGAGTGTAATCTCGGCCGACGTGGTTTTTCTTTCCTCAAAGTTCATGGTGAGGCATTCGCGAATGTGGCTCTCCGGAGGCAAGCGGCGGTAGTTGATCGGTAACTTCTCGCGCAGCTCTATCCCGCATCGACGAAACGCCGCGACCAGGACGCCGGCACAATCGAGGCCGAGTACTTCATCGCGTCCGTGATGTTGGTACGGTACGTCGACGAGTTGGAGCGCGGCCGCGGCGATTTGTTCGCGTGTTAGTTGTTTCGTGTCGTCGGTCATTGTGCGCGGCGGATCCGATTAAACTTTTCGATATTGGTCATAAAGTTAAGGCCTTGATAATTGATGATGTTGTCGCGCTCGAGACAGGCGGCCTCTGTGCGGTTGCATCCTTCGACGGCGGTGAAGTTGTCGGAGATAGCGATCGGGAATGGAAATGCTTTCTGAAAGATGATCTCGCCGTTTGAATTATTCCAGTCGCGCACGACGCGCGTTCGGCCGGCGTTTTGTCCAGACGTGAAGGTTACTTTTCCATCCAGCATCGTGAAGAGCACGGCGGCCGGTAGAGCTGAAGCGCGCAGCGAGGCGCCGGTCGTGTCTCCGGTGGTAACTGTTCCGGAGTGCGTGAGGTCCACTAACGATCGTTGACAGCGAACGGGATCTCCAAACTCGCGGACGTCGCAATTAGCGGAGGCGCGCCGGCCGACTTTTATTCGCGCGAGGGCAGTCAGTGGTCGGGCGTCGGCAGTGAAAACTATTCCTTCCTCGGTGAATCCGCCGATGTGACCGCTAAACTCGATCATCTGGCCCATTTTTAGAGCGGCATAATTGATCTTGAAGATCTCCAGGAGTGCGCCGTCCCAATCTCCCTCGTCGAGTTGTATGGGCGTGATAGCGTCGTCGTCGAACACAGCGAGAAAATTTAATCCGGCGGATTCCTGGCCGGCCTCAGTATCGACGGCAGTCGGTTTAATTCCGCCGGCGCGTCGAAAGACTAACGATCCGTGACCTGGCAGAGTGAGGTCGCGCGTGTGCGACGTCGCGCCGATCGCGGTGGTTATGATCGAACCGGCGCGCGGCGTGAGTTTCCAACAATAGGCAAGCGTGACCGGATCCGCGAGAAAATCGTGGAGGCTCTGTTCGGTGTAAGGACTTTCAAAGTTTATAACGGTCTTCATGCGCCGCGGTCCTCAACCATGACGATCTCCGGAAGACTCGCGGTCGCTGTTTCGGGAATCACATATTGACCGTCGACGTCGGCTTTCATCGTGAGAAAAATGTCCTGGATCGGCAGACGATCGCTGTCGAATCGAACCGGCACAAAAAAGCGACCGGTCCAGGAAATCACGGCGCCGATCGAAGGGAAGTTCCCGGACGTGAAAGTTACTTTCCCGGTTAGATAGTTGATCGTGTAATGCGTTCCCTCGGTTTTCTCAGTCACGCCGACGAAAATCTTGATCGTTCCTTGTTCCGGTTTGGTTATTTCACGGATCCATGAGTTCGCGGCGTCGGAGTAGGTCTTTGTAAGTTGAAAAGGCCCGGCCGTTCCGGTGCCGATGGCGAACGCCATTAGCGAACCGTCATAGGTCGCAAGATGATCGAGCACGTCGCGCACTGGAAAGCTTCGGGCTTTGCCGCGGCGGAGTTTGTGAAAGACGTCGAGTTCGCGTAGGTCCTCCAGGCTTCGAATTCCGTGCATGGCGTTGAAGAACAGGAGTCCGTCGTCCCAATTTGCGATCCGGCGTTCCTGGCCGTTGCCGAGTTCGATTAAGGTGGTGTCGAAGGCTGTTTGACTTATGCAGCGGTCGATCGAGAGGGGATAGGGTACGTTGTCGTAGGCCATGAGGGGTTTTAATAGGCAGGATTCGCGCGACGTGGCTGTTTCCTGCGGTTTTGGCGGGCGGTGCAGACGTTCTCGCACCTGTTAGCCAGTTTAGGGGCTGGCGGATGGGTTTTTAGTCAGTCCGGCCGGCTCTCCGGAGTCCCTTCTCGATCGCGCGGCCGGCTTCGCGGACGATCGCCTGTTGGTTGAGATTGAATCCGCGCGAATCGCTCACGTTTGGAAACACGTTTTGAACGGTGAGGCTGATAGGTCCGAAACCTCCGGCGCCGGCGCCGGCGAGTGACGGGGCGGCGCTGACAAAATCTCCGGCGGCGAAACTGGAAATTCTGTTGGCAACGTTCGAGAGAAGTCCGCGCGACGGATTTCCGCCGGCGAAGTCGGGCAGGATTCCAGTTCGGCGAATGAAGCGACCGAGTAGTGATGCGGTCCGTTTTGCGTGGCGTGGATCCGTAGTTACGACGAGCTCGTCGTGTCCGCCCTCCGCGACCTGGATAATCCGGCCGCCGGGTTGGGCTGCGAATTCTCCGCCGAGAGCAGCTCCGCCTCCGAGCACGTCGCCGATCGCGCCTCCGATTCCGCCCTCGCTTTCGCTTCCTCCTCCGATCAATCCGATTATCGCGGCGAGAATTTTAACGGCGATCATTTTCGCGATCAGGCGCTCGAGTTCCTGGATAACAGATAGCGCGAAACTCCGGAATGCGTCGCCGAGGCTCTTCGTGCCGGCGATTACATCATTGATCGAGAGAATGAAGTCCTCGAATGCCGCCGTCACGGAATTAAAGAACGTGTCTTTAATTTCTCCGCCGAGGGTCTTGTACTCGTTTTTAAGGCGGGCGACGGCTTCGCGCTGTTTTTCAATTTCGACCAGGATGGCGGGATCGGTCTGTTTAGCCGCGGTGCGCTCGAGTTCCAGAATTAGCTTTTCCCGCGCTTCGATTTGTCTTCGCAGGATTTCGTTAATCTCACGCTCCGCAAGAAACTTCTCGATAACATTTCTCTGACCCTGTTCGCGTAGGGTTTGGAGCCGGGCCTCGTTCTCAGCTTGACTACGCTCAAACAGTTCGACTCGCGCGTTCACCTGGGCCAACACGTTGAGAAACTCGGTAAACTCTTCGACCAGGTCGGCGGCCGCGGTCTGACCGTTGTTTCGCAGCTCTTCGATCTTTTCGTTGAGCTTCGCGATTTGTTCACGCGATTCGACGAGAGCGCCTTTTCCGTTGGCGCGGTCTATTTGATCGATAATCGGCTGGAGGCTGTCTTGTAGCGCGCGCTGAGCTTCGGTTTCGGCCTTGGAAATCTTCTCGCCGAGTTCCTGGCGATCGCGGAGTAGCAGGATCAGTTTTTCATTCAGACCGACGATCTCCGCTTCCGTGTCTTTGGTCGCGATCTCGATCTGTGCGTTCTTCTCGGCCTGGTCTAAACTCTCATCTTTGTTTATGCGCTCGACCTTATGCGCGAGTCGTTCCTTTTGGGCGGCGATCTGCCGCTTCGTACTTTCGATTTCAAAGTCGAGGCTTCGTTTTTGTAGACGGTATTCCTCGTCGTAGTAATCACTGATTGAGATCTTCCGCTTATCGAAACTCTCTTTGACGGCTTTCCGTTGCCGCTCGAGGGTGTCCTTTAGCAGTGTGAGCGCAGAGTCGGCGGCGCGCTGGTTGAAACTGAAAGTAGAATCGAACGTGTCGGCAGGATTCGATTTCTTTCGGCTACCTCCGCCTCCACCTTCGGGTAAGTCTCTTGTGCTTGGCGGTGCAGCTGGCGCCGGCGCGAAGGCAATCGCGAAGAGTTCGGCCGCGTTTTTCTTGAATGATTCGGCGGCGACGCCGGCGCCGGCGGCGATTCCTCCTCCGGCGGTCGCGCCGATGATGGCCGGTAGATCTTTCAGGGTTTTTGCCGCCGCGATCAGTAGAACGAGTTGAATCGTGGCACTCTGCGCAGCGAGCGCAATTGCCTTCAGTACGTTTTGAAAGATTCCGCCAGCGATCGGGGCTTCGCTGGTGAAGATCCGGAGCAGGGCAAGGATTGCCGGTATCAGTTGTACAGCGATCGATTGCTTGAAACCTTCGACGATGCGATTTATTTCGGCGAGTTTATCTCCAAACTCATCAGCGGCGTTGGCTGATTCGGTGGTCCATAAGAGGCCGAGTTCGCGCGTTCTTTGGATCGTCTCTTTAACTTTTCCATTTACGGTTTCAATGATCGGGACCATCTTTGCGCCGGTCTTTGCGCCGAATACTTCTTGAGCGGCTATCACACGCTGAATTCCAGGCGGCAGCTCGAGGATCCGTTTGAAAACCTTTTCGAGTGCGGCCTCCTGGTCTTTGATGGCTTCGCGAGGTTTGATTCCAAACTGAAGTAAAGTTTCAGTGGCTTCTTTTCCTCCGCGATTCGCGTCTCCGACCAGCTTGTTAAATTTTCCGAGACTCTTTGCGAGTTCCTCGACCGACGAGCTCGAATCTTCCGCGGCCGGTGCGAGCCCGGATATGAATTCGACGGAGGCTCCCGTTTCTTGTGCGAGGTCATGGAATTTGGATCCGGTTTCAGCGGCAGCCGCGGCGAGTTCGAATAGTTTGACCGCGACGATCGGGATGGCGACCAGGACGGCAACCACGGCGGCGACGGCGCCGATGACTAAAAGCAGGCCTGCAGCTGCAGCGGCTCCGGCGGCTCCGACTCCGAGAGCGGCGCTTGCAGCGGATCCAAGTCCGCTAGTGAGTTTCGGGATCGATCCGGCGAGTTCGGTTACTTTGGTTTTGGCCGCGGCGATTCCAGTCGCGGCTTTGTCTTTGAGGGCAGAGAAGAAAGAACCGACTGAGGTTGCGGCGCCGTTTATCTTGTTGGTGAAATTGGCAAGGTTGGGCGAACTGTTTACGACGTCTTTTATTACGCCGATCCCTTCCTGGGCTCCTTTCAGATGGCCCAAAATTGTTGAGGCTGTTCCGAGGAATTGAAATGCCTTCCCGAGGCGGCCCACTTTTGCGTCGTCGAGTTTGTCGACGGCGGTCGCTAGCTTATCGATCGACGCCGCTAATTGCTGCGCGTTGGTCGCGTTCCCGAGTTCGACCTTTTTCCCGTCGAGTTGTTTAACTTTTTCGACGTTCTGCGTGAAGACGGCAAACTGCGGGTTTCCCTTTAGGACCGTCTCGATCACCACGCGGATGTCTTGCTGGAGGGCTGGCGGCATTTTGGCTCTTTATGGCGAAGCCGCGCAGAAGCGCGGCTCCGTTTCGTTAATCGTCCTGGTCCAGCTCGCGCCGGATCTTGTTTGCTTGTTCGACGTCGCTCGGTAGGGCGAGGGAAATCGCGAGGTTTATTCGTTTAATTTCGTCTCGCTTGTTTCGTTGGAGTCGATCGTAGATTCGCTCGGCTTGTCCGAGGGTGAGTCCGCCGACGTTGGGGATGCCGGCGGCGTAGAGTTCAATAACGACTTGATCGAGCGTAATAGATTTTTGATTGTTTCGAGATCCTTTTCCTCCAGACCGAACGCGGCGAGTATTTCGATCTGGTTCTCGTCGAAAAAATCCTTATTCACTTTCCAGACTTTTCCGGCGACCTTCGCCACGTCGACAAAGTTGAGGCGTCCGACAAATTCGGGCTCCTGGTCCGCGGCCGTCGCGAGGACCTGGCGGAAGTCTTCGCCTCCGCGAGTAATCATTTTCACGTTGCTAAATGTTTTCTGATCGAGGGCGTCGACTTCGATTCCTTTGTCGGCGAGTTTATCGAGCAGAAGCATTATGTTTGAGATTTGATCGAGCGTGAGCGGTTCGATCTTTATCTTCGTGGCTTCGCCGTTCTTTGGCGTAACTGTGAGCGAGTAAGGATCGTCGGAGTGTCCGAGCGAGCTCGCGAGTTTCGCGGCTTCTGTGGCTGGCATGGTTAAGTTCTAGCTCCTTGTTGGTTTGTGGGGTGAAGGGGATTAGACGTTAGCGTCGATGTAATCCCAGCGGCAGAATTCGCCGTATTCGGCATCGGCGAAGAGGATCGGATCGCGGAGAATTTCGCCGCGGAGGTCAAACGATCCCTGATCGGCGTTTATGAGGCTGAGCAGTTGTGCCGGATCGAAGACGACGCGGTAGACGTGAAAACCGATCTTCTGATCTGTGGTCGGCTCCGTGTTTTCGATCGCACAGTACACATACCACTCTTTGTTATCGTCCGCGCTGAATGCGGGAACGACGATCGTCTGCGCGTAGGAATACTCGGCCTTAAAGGGCTGCGTGAAACTTCCTAAGCTGAGAATTTGGACTAGGCCGTGATCGGCGTCGACGATTCGGTAGTGCGTTCCGGGCGTGAGTGTCGCCGGCGATCCGGCGGAATCCTTGATCACTAGCGAGCTAACATTCGGCTTTCGGAGTTTCCAGATCCCGTTTATGGTCATCGCGGAGTCGGGACAGATATCGGGCGCGCCGCTCGTGAAGGAACCGGCCGCGATCGTTTGCTGTGTGGCGGAAAGATAGAGGCCGAAGTTTTTAATCCCTATGTCCTCGAGCGTCGCGCGGAATTCTCCGCCCTTCGTAACCGACTGAACCTTGTCGATCAGGCGGTTCGCTCCGCGGGAGTCCTTGTGTTTCCGTCGTTCGATGTTGAGCGCGACTTCCACTTTCGGGAGGTTCCCGAGGTCAAAGAACGATTTCGGCAAGCTGTTCGTCGTGTTTTTCTCTGCGAGCAATACGTTGCCGGCGCCGGAGTACCAGTTGTCGGTTTGATTGGTGATGATCAGGCCCATGAGCGGGGTTCCTTTGCTTTTGGTGGGTGTGAGTTAGTTTGTGAAGGGCCTTCGGCTAGTCACGATCTTGTATTTAATTTGCACTCCTGCGACGCGGGCGCCGGAGGGATCGAGTCTTTTCGAATAGCTCACTTCTTCAGTTCGCCGCGCGCGTTGGCCCCATCGGGGATCCACGCGAACGGCTCTAATAAAATCCTCGATTGCCTTATCGGCATTCTCGGAAGTCTGCGCGGCTTCGTTGAGCAAAAAGTCGACCGTCATGTTGAGGTCCCATGTGTTCGTTCCGGAGTTCGGATCGTCGGGTCGCTTTGTGTCGTCGTAATCGAAAATGAAGATCGCCGGCAGTTGGGCGTCTTCGACTGGCGTGGTCTGAAACTCCGCGACGGTCTTTACGGTGAAGTTGTAGCCGTTCGCTGTGGTGATGGTAGCGAAGCGGGTTTTTTGTTCGTCGACTAGTTCGCGGCGGAGAATCATTTGTTTAGTTGAACCAGGGCGGTCCCGGTGGCGCCGAAGTGTTCGGCGGGCTGCATTCGATAACTGACGCCGGCGATCTCTACCGTGCAGGTGCTGTCGACGTCTTCAAGGTCGGCGCTTACACAGTGAATAAAGGGAAGCGGTTTCTGGATCGATTGGTCGAAGACCGGCACAAAGTTGATCGCGTCGTTGAAGATCACATTAGCGACGCGGATTACATCGCCGGCGGCATTCTTGAATGTTGCCTCTTTGGCGAAGCCGTTTTTAGTGTCAAAGAACTGCGCGGGGTTGTTGTCGAAGGCCATTCGTTACCGTTTCAGTTCGAGCGTTACTTCCTGCGCGAAATACTTCTCGACCTGGCGAGCGTTGAGCACGATCGGCGTTTTGTGTTCGCCGGGGAACATCGGTTCGACCGTCTCGAGGTTGACGTTGCAATACTCTTCGCCGGGTGAAACGCTGGTAACTGTGGCGCGGATTAAGACGTCGTCGCCGACGCTGATTTGTTGGCCGTTTTTGTCGTGTGGCATGGTGTTCGATCTTTGGGGTTTGTCCCGTCGATGCAGCCGTTAAGGAGCGAAACGGCGGCGGCGGGTTACGCCGCGCTATAGGCAGCGACGGGACAAGGTTGGTTTAGACGATCTTCTGTTCCTGGAGGCCGCGCTCGGTTGCTGTGGTCGGTGACTGTGCGGCTCGACTGAGGCGCGCGATCGCAGACATTACGGAAGCATTGGTCGCGCCGTTGGTTATAACGAGCGTGAGGTAACGCTTTCGCTTTTTCACATCAATAAACGCGCCGAGGATTTTGCCGTCGTCCGCGTCGACCAGGGCGGTGAAACTGAGGCCGGTTACGTCCACTTGTCCGGATCCGGAAACATCGCTCTCCTGTACCTTGATCGTGGCGACGCCGTTCGCGCCGACTAGACCGGATTGCACCAGGAGCTCGACGTAGTCATAGCCGAGGGTGTCGAGTTCGATAGTGGTTGCGGTGGCGCCGCCGGCGACGGAGATTGGAGGTAAGACCGCGAAATATTTTGCGTCTTGTGCGTGAATCATTGTTCTGAGGTTCCTTCGTTTGAAGTTGAGCGGGGCAGAGAATGGGAGCGCGTGAAGTTCCGCTCCCGTTTCTCCGGAGGCTTACGACGCAGCGGTAATCAATCCGACGATCGGACCTGGTACACGTAGCGAAGCGGTCGCGGAAGCATTGCCTACGTCGTGAACGACAACGTCGAAGCGCGCGGTTCCGCGGAGTTCGATCTCGTCGTTCGCGAATCGGGAATGTTCTGAGAGTGCGAAGGCCATTTGACGACGATCGCCAAGCATCGATCCAAGATCGAGGGCGCCGAACAGAATAGCGACTTGGCTCACGTCCGAAACGCTCGGCATCGCCTGACAGATTTCGACCGGATAACCGAGCAGTCGCGGCGGCGCTCCGTTCGCGATTTCGGTAGAGGTCACGCCTCCGCCGGCAAGTGCAATCGCTTCGATCTTCTCGGCCCAAAGTGTTTGGCTCATAAACCAGCGAGGTCCACGTTTGATCGCGTACTTCGGCAGTCGGCCTTTTACTTTGCTGAGATCGCCTAGCACGATCGAGTTATAGCTGGTCGCGTAACCGGTGCCGCTCGCGACGACCAGGCCGGCAATGTTGGCGATCGTTCCGCTCAAACCTTTTAAGGCCTGGCGAACGCCGACCATGCCGCCGTGTGTGGCGCTGCCATCGCCGTTGAAACCGCATTCGTCCTCTTTGACTGCTTGCGCGTAGGACATTTCATAGAAGTTTCGATCGGCGGTATTGATGAGCGAATCTTCGTTGAGTTCGGAGCTGATGCGCGCGAGACACATTCCTTTCTTCGCGCTTAACAACACATTGCCCCATGCCAGATCGTCGACGGTGCCGGCTTCTGATTCACCGACAAAGCGGAAGACCAAACCTCCCTGACGGCGCGGCTCGCTCTTGGTGTCGCCGGCCATTGGTACGACGTTCGTGAACTTTCGAAAATCGCCGTACTCTTCTTTGAGGTCGATCATGTCGTTGCCGAATTCATGCGGGACCAGGAAACCGCCGGTAACGTTGTTTCCTTCCTGCTGTGTGCGTTCGATAACGACGGGGATGCCGTTCTCCTGGCAGTATTTGCGCGCCTCTGCGTTTCCGAGTGGACCAGCCAAAAGCCATTTGCCGAAGCGATAGGCTTTTCGCGCTGCCTCTGCGGTGGTCGCGCCTTTGAAAAAGCGCGGCTTCGACGCATAGGGAAACTGAACGCCGGTATCTTCCGGACTACGTTCGCGGGAGATTTCCTCGGCGGTCTTTTGTGGAGTGGGCTTCTGTCCGTCTTTTCTCTTCGCGGCGATCTTTTCGCGCGCTGACTCGAGCGTGATGTCTTTCTCGAGACTGAGGTCGACGGCGAAGTCGCGCAGTCCTACCAGGTCGCCTAATTCGATGATCTCGCGGGCAACGGTATTGCCGCTCGGGGTGGGGGTGGGGGCTTCTGTAGCCATGATGGGATCGAGGTTCCTTTCAGTAGTTGAGGCGGGATCGGGAGCGGTGCGGACGTCTGCACTATCCGGCGCCGGCGGGGTTTTGGGTGTGAGTAACTCGCGCAGGGCGTCGAGTTCTTCCGGCGTGAAGGCGCCGTGATTAAAAGTTCGGTCGGTGCGGGTGCGGCCGACGCCGGCGGCTTCATCTGCCGGGATCGGTTCGAACGAGATCTCCAGGGGCGTCCACTTGGTTGTGCGATAGGTCGGCATCGTTTCGTCGGTACCGTCCTTTTCGAGAATCATTGCGTTGCGGATATAGCGAACGCTGATCGTGGTGCGAATGCCGTCGTTAACGTCATTCATGATCTCGGCGCCGCGGTCGCTGCGAGAGAAGCGAACCATTGCGCGGCCCATGCGATCTTTATCGACGCGGGCGGTGTCGGTTACTCCGACTTGATCGTAACGATCGTGACAGACCAGGACGGCGCCGCGTCCGTTGAGGCGGGAGAGATCACAAGCATCGGGCCCGTGATCGAGGATTTCGTAACCAAACCAGTTTTCGACCGGGGTTTCGGACGAAAAGGCGACTTCGACGGTGCGATTATCGAGATCGACTTTGGCGCGCTCTACAGAGAAAGCGCGTTCAACCGTTTGGCCCACGAGTTGGCGGATATCGGCGGTTTGTGCGGTGGTGAGTGGCATTGAAACTGAGGGGAGCGGTGAGAGCCGCTCGGCTTTGACAGGCGCCGCGGGTGGCCGTCCTGGGTCCGAAGAGAATGTTAGGGGAGACTCCGGAGGTTATTTTTAGGTTGGCTTCTTTTTGGCCGGTGGCGGGTCTTCTTCTCCATCGTCGATGATTTGGGCGTTCGGATCGAGTGAAAGCGGGATTCCGAGTTTCTCGGCGAGTTTCAATTCGCGCGCGCGCTTCTCGAACGTCTCGTCGAGGTCCTCTCCCATTTCTGCGAGGCCGTCGGTGATCGTGTCCAGGCCGATATCGATCGCGATCTTCTTGGCCTGAATTTCTTTTAGCGGTTCGGTGAGTTGCCAGCGTTTGGGCTGGAATTTTGGTTCTAAGTATTCGAGCAGCTCCTGGGCCGAGAGTCTGATCTGTTTATTCAGCACGGCCGCGCGTAGCCAGTTTCGATAAACCGGCCGTAAGAAACTGTCGATTATGAATTCCTGTATTGCCTTCCAGGCTTCGCGCTCTTCCAATAGTCCGGCGCGAATTGAAGACAGATTCACTCCCTCGAGGTCGCTTGCGAGTGACGTGTAAGAAACGTCGAGGCCGGAGGCGACGCGGCGAACGAGGTATTTTGCGAACGGCGTGTGTCCTTCTGTCGGTGTGTCCGGATTAAAGGCCTCGAACCTATAACCAGGCGGCAGCTCTTCGAACGTTCCCGGTTCGAAGTGGTTAATTAGCGCGGGGTGTGGTGCATCTTCCGGATCGTCGTCGGTGCCGATCGTGCCGTCGCCTTTTTCTTGAACAAAAAATCCCATCTTCGACGCGCCGGCGCGCAGTGCATAGAGCGCGGCTTCGTCACTCTGATCGAGATTGAAAAGCGAGAGTGCGGCAGTGTGGCCCCACGGAATTCCGCGCGTGAGCGTGTCGTCGATCGAGTTCTCATCGTCCGGCAAATAGACGTGATGGATCTCGTTTGCTGGAATCGGCGTTCGTTGTCTGATTTGTTCGGAGGCGGGTGGGCGAGCTTGCTCGGGCGGTGGTGTGAAGTAGTAATTAGTCGGGCGCTCGTTGTCATCGATCTCGACTGACATAATCACGCGCCGCGCGCCGCGTGTTTCGTTGAACGTTTCATCTAACCAGGCGACGTCAACAAAGCGAAGCGAGTAACCAAAGCGGCCGGTGTAGATCTCGCGGACCATGCTCTCGCCGTCGCGCGCGCAACCGGTGACAAGCCGGCGGAGGATCGCGGTCAGTGAAAGCCGGCCGGAGGCACTCGCGTGTTCCGGATGCGACCAAACCGACCAGGCCTTTTCGATCTCTTTGTTTTTTGCTTCGTCCGGTCCCTGAACCTGTAACTTCATTCCGTAAGGACCGGCGACGTTATTTCGGACCAGAGACAAAAACTTTTTGAAGTGATCGGAGTTCCGCGCGAGCTCGCGCATTCGAAACCGAATATCTCTTAGCTTTCGTTGTGTCTCGTATCGTTGGCTAATTCGCAGACTTCCGAAACTGTGATTCAGTCGATCGACGCGGCCGACGTTATAAGTTCGCGAGGCTCGTTTGATGGCGCGCAGACGTTGTTTCTCTTCGCGCTGTTTGCGCTCCTTAACGATCTGCGACATTGGCTCGAGGTCTAAATTGAGGGCTTGCATTTAACTTCTCGATGGGTCGAATTGAATGCGGATTGTTCGGCCGAGGCCGCGGCGGTTTCGTTTTCGTCGTTCACCGGCAACGATTGCGGCGTAGTGTTTTCGCAGCTCGAGTAAATCGGGAATGGGAATCTTCCGGAGTTGCTGTTGTGATCCGCCGGCGCCGATCGTGTATTCCTGCTGGTCGACCGTTGCTTTTCCTTCGAGCAGGGCGTCGATCGCAGCGAGTAATTTTTCGGCGTCGCTTCTTCCGTCAAAACCGGCCGTGGCAGTGGGTAAACCGGCGACGGCGTTGGTTCTACCGGTGGCGACGCGAACTTTGTCGGTTCCTTTGGATAACCACGCTTGCCAGAAGTAGAGTCCGGCTTGTTTAGCGGCCGTGACGGTGGCGGCCACGTCGACGTCGAATTCTGTTCCGTTGGCTGTGGCGACAACGTCGAACGTTGAGGGGCCGCGAAAATAATAGGTAAGCAGCCATCCATCGGCCGCGGAGTAGTTAGCGAAGGATTTGGACCAGGCGAGAGTTTCGCCGATCGTGAATTCACTAGGTTCGTAAGTGAGGCGGTCGATGGACATTTGGAGGTTTTGGGCGGCCGGTGAAGTTTCGGCGCGCCGGTGGGACGGGCTGGCCCGTTTCAAACTATCGCACGTTGGCGCGCGGTTAATTTGGGCTGCGAGCGTTCGCACTGAAAAAGGCTGAAATGTTTTCGTTCTTTTATTTCATAAAGATCTAATAGGCTCCCGTTAATCGTCGTCGCGGCCGGTGACAAAGTTTCCGCTCGTTCGTGGGATAAAGCGGCGGCCTCCGCGCTTCTGTCGAACCTTGATCATAAATTCGTCTTCATCGTCCGGCTCGAGCGTCGGATCGAAAACCATCGCCGGCGGCGCTGGTTCCGCGGGCGGCTCGTTTGCTTTTTGCCTTTCCTCATCGATTCGTTTTCGTTCGGCCTCGGCTTTCTCCTGGAGCTGGCGCAGATTGACGCGGAATTTTTGTAGATAGATTTGCAGGGCGGCCTCGGCGTAAACAAAACAGTCGAGTCCCTCGTTTCTGATTCCTTCCTTCAATGGCTCCCAAAAGCGAACGGCTTTTCCATGCCAGATCCGCGTTACCGGTTTTTCCGATCGAAGGTGTTGGAAATAGGCTTCCGGATAAGTTTTCGAGAAGTGACAGGCGCCGGGCTTCGGTATTCCTTCCTTGAATTTAATCTCGAGGCGACCGGCTATTGAGTCCTTCGCGGCGCCGGTTCCGATCGTGTAAAGCCAGATCGGCGGCCGGCCTTGTTTGGTTGGTTTCGAGACTAGCGGTTTACCTGGTGTGTTTGCTCCCTTGATCGCAAACGTGAGTGCGCCGCGGAATTTCTTCTCGCCGATTTTGTAGATGCCGAGGCCATGCGCGCGGCAGAACTTGTAAACGTCTTTCGTGTGTACTCCGTCTCCGGAGTCGATCGCGGCGCCGGCGATCCGGAGCTCGCGGCCGGCGGTGGTCTTGAAGTGCGTCGTTAAAACTTTCGAGAGTTCGTCCCAAACCTCCGGCATCGCCGGGCTTCCCCATAGAACCAGGTACTTTATTCCCCAGCTCTCAAAGCCGGCGCCGTAACCTTTTATTTCGAGTTCGATTCGATCGCGCTGAATATCGATCCCGACAACCAGGATTAGAATTTCGTCGGGGATCGTTTCTTCCTGGTAACTCTCCTGTCGGTCCGTGAGGTCCTTAATGTTGATTTGTCCTGTTACCGGATCCCATGTTTCGGCGAGCGATGTATTCGTGAAGACTTTCAGGCTTTCCGGATCGTCTTTCTTTTCGAGAAACTTCTCCGCCATTTCCGGCCACGTCACAAACGGCGAATAGAGTTCGTTAATCCAAAAGCCGGCGCGCCGGCGGAGCTCGCGTTCCGCGCGCCACTCTCCGGCGGCGAGCATTCGCGGCTTTAGGTGCGGGAGAATTTCGCAACCGTTTTTGCAAATGTAGTAAGCGGTCCGCGGATCGCCGTGGTCCCACTTAACGAAACCGTGTTTTAGGTGGCAGCGTTCGGCCGGGTCCTGTTTCGGGCAGCAGCAGCGGCCTTCTGTCCAGGCGAGGACCTGGGGCTCGAGACAATGAGGGCAGGGAACAAAATACTTTCTTCGATCCGATGATAGATAGGCGGGTTCGATCGTGGACGTTTCGCGATCGCGCGGCGACGTGACTTTGATAATTTTTCTGTTTGCGAAAAATGTGGTCGTTCGTTTTTCGGCGAGCTCGACGGGATCGCCTTCGGCGGTGGGCTTGTAGGCGTCGCATTCGTCGAGCAGAAGATCGCGAACGGGACGCGATGACAAACTCGCCGGCGACGTGGCCGCGACGATCGCGATGTGGCCGCCGGGGAATGTCTTATAGAAAATCGTGTTCTCGCTATCGCGCGACCGGCCTTCGCTCACGAGCGCGCGGAGTTCCGGAGTAACGCGGACCGTCGGCGTGAAACATTCTTTCGACCAGGCTTGTGCTTTGTCTTCGGTTTCTGCGACGTAGAGGATCGGGCCTGGGTCAATGTGGATTTTGTAACCGGCGACGTTTACCAGGAATTCAGTCTTTGCAATTTGCGCCGAGGCCATGAAGTCGATCTCTTCGACGTCCGGATTAGTAACCGTGTCCATCGGTTCGCGTAGGTGAGGGGTGACGGCGTTCGACCAGGGGCCGGAGCGGTCCGCGCGCTGTGGCGGCAAGATGCGGTAACGCTCGGCCCATTCGGAAACCTTTAGGCTTCCGTCCGGGATGGCGGCGCGGATCGAATCAGAGAAGAGATTTGTAATTTGTTCGGAGGACATCGAAGTTTTTGGCCTGTGTGGTTTGGCCTAGTTCGGCGAGCTCGCCGGGCGTCTTGGCGTTGTGAAGTCGATCGGCGAAGTCTCTCCAGAATTGCACGATCAGGCGGTTGTGTAGGGCTTTGAAAATTTCGTGAAGTTCGTTTCTGACGTCGGCGACCGGAACAAACGTCTTTAGCTCGCGATTGAAGTTAAACTCTTCGCGTGAGGCTCGGATTCGCTCGCGTTTGAGTTTCGCCTCGTCGAGTGATAGGTCACGGCCGGCGATCAATGCCGGCAGAGCATCGGCGAGCGCGTAACGCTTCGCTCCCTTTGGTCCAGGATGCGACGCGATCCCGTCCAGGCGCGCGGTAACAGTCGAGCGATCTAGTGTGGTGAGTTTTGCGAGTGCGGAGATTGAGTAGAGACCGGGATCGCGCTCGGGCGCTTTCACTCCAACAAAGGCCGCGACAATTTCCTCGAGCGTTGGTTCTTCACCTATGCCGGCGAGCAGCTCCGAAATTTTCTTTCGATCGATGCCAGTTAAGCGTGAGAGTTCGCGAATGCTAAATGAGGTTTGCATAACATGAGCGGGGGCGGAGGGCGCTCGTTATTGTTTTACGATCTTTAGGCGGGGTTTTTCTTCGGTCTTCGTTTGGGGCGCTGCACGGCCGCGGCGGATGGCTTCGGCTTCGACTTGGAGTTTAAGTAACTTTCCGATCTCCTTCTGAATGCTCACAGCGGTTTTGTAGTCCTGTACTTTGTCGCATCGCATGTAAAGATCGTTATAGCGTTCGATTGCTTTTCCGAGTTCGGCTTCAATGTCGAGATCGGCCGCGCGCGCTGCGAGTAAACCGGTGGCCGTTTCGATGTAACTGTCGATCTCGGCTAGTGAGGCGTTCCACGTAAACTCTTTCGCATAGGCCGCGATCGTCTCGCGATTCAATCCACGAATGAGAAACCGGTAAACGTGGGCGACGCGATCGTCGAGTGAGGGGATCAGTTCGGAGTCGTTTTGCATTTGGCGAGTAACTCTTCCATCCAACCGCGATGGAATTCGAATAGACCAGCGTCGTTCGTTACACAGTTTTGTTCGAGGCGCGGGTTATAGGTGAAGTTTGCGGATCCTTCGATCGTGATGTAGTAGTCGCCGGCGGCGATCAGCATTATTTTCGTGTGGTTCTCAAAACATAGAAACCTTTGACCGCGATCAATGAATCCCTCGGCGAGGGCTGTGTAGACGGCCGGCTCGCGTCGTTTGAAGTAAAGCCCGGAGAACATCGTCACGGCCGCTAGTTTCTTTTGGTCGTAGAGGTTTAGGAGCTGAAGCACGTTCGACCGGTTCATGGTCCACGTCGAACCGTAGAACACGGCCGGAATATTTCCGTGTTTCTCGTTCATTAGACGCAGCGTCGCCGGTACAAAATTCCAATAGTCGAAACGTCCGTTACTGATGAAATGGATCGATTCGCCTGGCTCCGGGAGTTCGGTAAAGAATTCCTCTAGTGCCTCCTGTCGGATCGCGCGCAGACTCCGGCGCCGGCCGCGGCGTCGATGTTGGCGTGGGTGATCTAGAGTCTCCGGAGTTTCGAGCGTGATGGTTTCGTTTAACCAGGCGAGCGATCCGGTTTGTTCGGGTTCGACTGTTACCTCGAGATAATCAAAGTCCGGCATGGCTTAACTGTGGGCAGTCTTCGCGCGGCAGACCGTTGCAGGGGCCGTTTCGATGGCGAGGTCGAGTACACGTTCGTTTGAACAGTTCCTCGGCTTCCTGGCGCCTGAGCGACCGCATGGAGCGGCGATCGGCGCGGCGCTGTTCGGCGGCGTAGTGACGTCGGCCGCGGCGGTTCGGTTCTTCGTCTCCCTGGAAGGCGAAAAGATTCCTTCGCATCTTTTCGCGGCGGATGGTGGTCACGGCGTTTTTGATCGCGCGGTCGGCTAATTTGAATGGGTTAATCATTTGGCGCTCTTGAATGCCTCCTTGAGTGTTTTTGCGAAGTGTGAAGCGAAGCGGGTTTGTGCGACTTCGATCGTTGGTTCGATCACGGTCGACTGTTTGCGGATCTTTACCTGGCGAGCGAGGTTGTAAACGAGGCGGAGTTGACCGTTGATCCTTTGAAAGATTTTCGGGCCGCGTTTCGTGTTTAGGATGAAAGCGTTTTCGAGATTCCGCGGCCGTAGGTGCGGCGGAATCATGTTTTGAATGTTCGGCTGAACTTCTTTCGTCGGGATCGCTAAGAACTGGCCGTGTGGTTCTTTCGTCTCGCCGAGTTCGTGTGGCACAAGCCAATAGGCATGGGTCTCTAAATGTGCGGTCGGATCTTCTGGCGTGGCGGCTTTGAAGTGGATCCCGTAGTAGTTCGTCGGCGCGAACCATTCATTTCGCGTTACAAACGTTTCCTGGATTCTGCCGATTACTACTTTCTGCGCTTCTTTGACGACGGCGGTCGCGGCGGCAACGGCGGCAAAGCGAATCTGTTTTTCGAGCGCGAGTAGCGCGGCGAATGGCCCTTCGCTCTTGGTATTGATCACGTTTCCTTTAACTTGATCCCTACGGTGTGCGTGAGTTTCTTAATCGCGAGGCGGGCCATAGTTCGCGCTTCGAGAAACTTCTCGGCTTTGCCGATCTGCACAGTGAGGCATTCGTAAAAGCCGGCCGTGATCCGGAGGCGCGGCGACGTCGCGCGGAAAAATGCTGCCGCGTCAATTTCGCGTTTTCCGGACGTGTGAACCTGGGCGATCGCTTTCGGCGTCTCGAGCTGCGCGATCGGCACTGAACCATCGGCTTTAATGCCGGCGAGCATGGCCGTCTCGATCTCCTTTTCGAGCGTTTGCATTTGCTCGAGTATTGGATCGAGTTTCCGGTCCGCGTCCTCGTTGATCGGTTGGGCTTTCCGTTCATAAGTGTCGAGCAGCGTTTCCAGTTGGACCGCTCGCTCGGCTTCGATCTTCTGTTGCCGTAGCGCGAGGCTTTGCCACGTCTTTAGTTTTTCGGTGAGTGCGGCCGTGTCCGGCGCGGGTTGGTCTTTCAAGGCGGGATCCTTTGGCGGGGTTACTTATTGATTACGCTGTTGAGTAAGAAGCCGGCGCCGACTTTCGCGAGGGTGTCGGTGTTGAAAATCTGGCGAAGCAAGCCGGGATGCTCGAGCGACCAGATGCGCGCGTCTGCTTTTGACAGTTGCGCCTCACAGGCCGCGAGGATTTTCCGATCGGCTTCCATCATTCGGGCGTCGCCGGCGTTGACGGTAGATCGATCCTGGTTGGCGGATTTCGCGAGCGCGAGTTGTTCGTCTCTGACCGCGATCGTTCCTTCCTTTGCCTTAATGATTTCGTCTTTCGCTGAGAGACGATCATTTAACAGGCGGATGGTTTCATTCGCGGCCGCGAGGCGGATGTTTGTTATTTCCAGGGCTTTGAGTGTGTCGCTATCTTGCGGCGCCGCATGATTCTGCTGTGATGCGGGCGCAGTCGGCGTTGTAGTGGTTTGCGCGGAGCAAAGCACACACGCGCTCAACACGAACGCGACACTCAGTAGGCAGCTCTGCGTTAGCTTCTTGAATTGCAGCATTCTTCGAAACCTCCTCGACCTGTTTCGCTAGGCCTGCGTCGATGCGTTTGTTTTGTTCGGCCAACGTATCGAAGGCGATTGCTTTGGGTTCCAGTTCGGCGATGCGCTTTTCCTTACCCTCGGCGGTTGCGATTAGACCGGCTCGCTCCGTGGCCCATGCCTCGCGCTGCTTGGTCCATTCCTGTTTTTCCTTTTCGTACTGTGCTCGCCCGTTGTTGTAACGACACGATGAGACTTGATCGAATCCCAAAAAGATCAGCCCTCCGAAAGTCACAACGACGGCAAAGAACACGATCAGCCGGTACGGCTGCGGAATCCTGTTGAGTAGTTTTAAGAGTGTCGAGATCACGATAGGCCTCCCGCGACCACGTTATGGCGGTCCTTGTTGGCTAGGTTTTCCATCGAGAGTTTGAGGCGCTCCTGTGCGCGCTTCTGGCCCTCGTTGTAGAGGTAGGCGCCGACAACGATCGAAATCAGGACCACGGCGCAAATGCCGATCACGGTTGCTTGCGTTAGTTCGACGTTGCCGACCTTGATTCCGAGCGCAGTTGCGGCGGTCATGGCCGGCGCGGCCGCGGCGGCGATCTTGGTGGTAAGCGACGCGCCCTGGGGTTTCAGTTCAACCGGTGCCGGCGTCGGGTTGACCGTTTCGACCGGCGGCGGAGCTGGTGCGGACGTCTGCACTACGGGCGTCGGCGCGGATTCGGGCTCGTCGACGTCGATGGAATTCGCGGTAAGGTTGAATCCGTGAACGTTCATCGGTGGATCGAGTTGCCAGTTACCGCGGCGGATTTGTGCGAGAAAGAATTCGGTTCGGTAGGCGGTCTTTTTCAAGCGCGAAACAGAGTTGAGCCAACGATCGCGCTCGGTCACGTAAGAGAGAATCCACTTTTTCTCGAAGTCGACGTCGGTATCGGAAGCGGCGCGGCCTACTTTTACGCGGTCGCGGATCTTGGCAAAACTTCCGTGATTCATGCTGTCGTAAATGACGGCGAGAGATAGCGGCAGCGTGAAATTTGATCCGGTCGCGGCTTTGATCGCGGGCTGCATGTAAAGCCGGTTAAAAACATCTTCCTGCACGCTCCGCATTTCTGGCGTGGCTCCGGCTTGTTTGAGCGCGTTCTTCAATTTCTCGTCTTTGCTCAATCGAGCGACGCTACCTGGTGACTTATCCTCGAGCTGTGGCAAGTAGGACCGGAGTGTTTCAGCGTTGAGCGCGTCCGGATGGTCTGTCACATAGGCGTCGACTACTTGAAAGAGAGATCCGCTCCGGTGCGTGGCCTGGTTTATGCCGTAGCTTATGCCGGCGCCGTCGTCGAGGATCGCGATCGTGCTCGGGGATCCTTCGGGCTTGCTTGTCTCGAAGATGTGAACGATCAACCGCGCAGTTCGTAGGGCTCGTTTTGTAAACATCGAAAGGGGTTCTCCGATTACCGAAAGTGTTTTTCCTCAAGTCGGTCTAGTCGCCGGCAGACGTCCTTTATGTCCTCGGTCATGTTGTCTTGCCTGGTTTGGATCTGAGCGATTGCCACTTTCACGCCAACATAGGCCGCGATGCCGGCGCCAAAGATCGTTATGACTACTTGAAGTTGGACCGTTAGATCGGTTGCGAGGATGGGGCTCACAGAAGTCGTCTCCTGATTCCGTTAAATGCCCCGAGCATCGTTGCCATTGACAAGAGAAGTAGAGCGAGGGCAGTCGGGCGCGCCATTGGTACGGCTCCGCCGAGTGTCAAACTGCGAAGTAATCCAAGCGCAGCGATCGCGCCTGCTGAGGTTGCCGCGCAGATTTGCAAGATGCGTCGAAACATTTTCGTGAGTGTTCGCCGCGGCCGTCGTTACTTCTTTCGCGTGGTCGTAAGGGGGATTTGACCGGAAAGAGTTTTCGACGGCGCGCGGCCTGAATAAAACAATAGGCGGGAACGGTGGGGTTTATTTTGGCTGGTAGAGAATCTTAGGCCGGCCGCCGAGTATGTCGCTCTCTCTTTGTTGCGTGGCCGTGATTAAGTTCCGCTCGAGCAAGTCGTCGAGAATGCTTTGCACTTCGGATCGTGCGAAGTGAACTTCGTCGATGATCTCTTCGAACGTCCAGGCGCCTAGATCGATCGCGGCCATGACGAGCGCGCGGTCCGACTCCGGGGTTCGCTCCGTTTGTTCGGTTAGGTGTTCGACGGCGGCGTCCAGGATGCGCCGAAACTCCGGATACTCGGCGGCGAGGCGCGTAACGTTTTTGATCACGTCGCCGGCGCGGCGTTGTCGTCGGTTGTAATAGATTTCCTTTCTACTACGACCAGGCCGGCAAAGGATCTCGCTCTCGATCAACATTGGGGGAAGTCGATTGTTCTGTCCGTTTGAGCAGTTGAAAAAGTTTTTTTGTTCCGCGACCTGGGAAGAAGAGGGAAGCGGGTACAAATTGCCTATGCCAAGCCGCACGGAATCTCGAGGCTCATGCAGATTAGCAAAGCTGTAGGGGTTTTTTTTAGACCAGGGGCGGGGCCGCCCCTGGATCTAAAGCGAACCGGTAAACGCGCGCGGGCTGTTACTCTGGCGGCGGGTCTACTTTGACTGTGGGAAACTTCGAATTGCGGTTCTTTTCCGGCTTTTCATTCTTTGAATGCAAGCGGACTCAGGCCGAAACCTTTGGCGACTTCGTTGGTCATGGCCTTTAGAAATCGTTCAAAGGGGTTTTCGAATTCGACTCCGACACTCCAAACGAAAAGGCCTGGCGGTATAGTCTCGTCTAAAACGATCGGCACTCCTAAGAGTCTTTCGGATGGGCTTTGGCGCGGGCCAAAATAACCGGTGGCTTCCATTCCTCGGAGCGTTTCGCGACTCATCTTGATCGTGGGCGTTGCTGGTGGTAGTCCCTCCAGTTCGCGCAGCTCGCGCTGGTGGCGCCGGTACTGGCTTTTGAGGCTTTCGTCTTCCTTCAACGGATCGACAAACGTCGGATAGGGCGACCGGAAAACGCCATCATTACGCGGGCGAGCTGGTTCCTTGATGATCGTTTGTTGTCGCAAAAAATCGTAGTTACTGGAAAAGATCGATTCTTCCTTTGTGGCGCGTTCGTGTTTCTGCCGTTGCGCTACCACTTCGATCGGATCCCATGAATGGCCGTTCGGGCAGATCGATAAGGTGCGGCCGGCACTCCGGCGCGTTACGTATTCCGGCTTTCCGCATCCGGGCTTAGGACAATTCTTTTCGTCGCCGGTTTCGATGAGATTGATCAGGTGCATTTGCTTTCCTTTCTTTTCCTGGGTGGCGGTGGTGCTGCTGAAATTGAAAATAAAATATTAACTAACGAACCGTCGCGGGTGGCGCGAAGCACCCGCACGGGGTAAACGTGGGAAGGACCCGCGTCGTTTTTTGTCGCGTGGTCACTCTGTCAACGTGAGCGCGCCTTTGTTTGCGCTGTTTCTGCACGGTCTACACACCTCGAGATATTTATAGCGTGGCATCAAGGCCGCGCTTAACTCTGAGAGTGGAACATTGATCGGTTCGTGAACTGGTACACGCAAGCACACTCTTTCCTCGAGGCAGTGTTCGCAGAGTTTGATTAGATTGTTTAGTCGAGCACAGAATTCGCATTGTTCGACGTGTAGTTCCGCGTCGAGCGGATCTTCCGGCCGCGGTTTCATTAGAACTAGAACGTCGGAGTCGAGCACGTCTTCGATCAGGTCCTCGTCGCTTCCCATATCGAGCGCGTCGCGATAGGCAACGGCGCGATCGCGTCCATTCGGTTCG